ACTTTGACATGGGCACACTTAAAAAAGATGTTAAGTCGACAGTACAGAACATCTACAGTAATGAACACATGCAAGGTACAGTGCTTCATGAGTTAGGGCATTCAGCGTTTAGTAGGTTTCTTAATGAGAACCCTGAAGACCCTAGAGTAGGAAGACTACAAGAGTTATTTACACAGGCTAAAAAAGCTGTAGAAGATGGTTCAATACAAGGTGTTGATGATTACTGGAAAACTGATTTACATGAGTTCGTAAGTGAACTGTTTGCCCAACCCAAGTTAGTTGAGAAACTGAACGAAATTAAGGCTAAAGGCTCTACTAAGATGTCACTAGTTGAAGCAGTTAAAAAGTTAATTGATAGTATACTTTCAACAGTATTTAAAAATATGAATAAAGACAGCATAGCAGCAGAAGTATTTCACATATTAGATAACTTAGAAACTAATAAAGAGAATACTCCAATGCCTGCAAATGTAGAAGAGTCTATAAATAGATTTGTACAAACGTACAGTAAAAAAGGATGTTAAATGACATGTAACATTGAAAGTATTTACAAAGATGCGGTGGAAGCCTTAGCTAAACATAATTTAAGTAAAATAGATACCTATAAGAATGTATATAAGATGGGTTTTAATGCAAAACAGTTAGATAATACTGTAGGTAAAGATAGTAAAGAAGTGTTGGCATACTTAAATATAATAAATACGGACAAACCTCTAGGGGGCGTAGTCGGTGTTTACTATAATAAGGAAAATACTAAGGGTACTCCAGACCACTTAGCTAAGGTAATAACCGTAGATTACGATAAAGCCGGTAAGAAGCTGAAAGTACAGTTAGATGATAATACTGAATGGACGTTTCTTGAAGGAAATTCTAGAAGTAAGTCTAGTGGAAAGGGCGTTCATATAGAGATAAAAGAGCTAGGTGGGATTGATCAGAGAATAAAGTCTAGACAGGTAGAAATAGATTCAGTACTAGAAGAATCTGAATTACGTTCTAAAGGACTTGGTTCAAAAGGTAATCCTCAGACTATTAAGTATGGTGCATATGACAAACTTGAGAAAGATATGTGGAAAGACCCTAGCAAGATGAAAGACTTGTTAGAGGTACTAGTTAGTAATGACGGTGTAGACGATGAACATACTACATACTTGAGAAAGTTACTTGGTATGATTGTTGACAATAATAAGCCTATACTAAATGAATTTAGAACGTATATCAATAATAACGCTAAAGAGAATAGTGGTGTAGCAGTTATAGATAAAAAGAACTCAAAATTACTACTTAACACTAGTAAAGCAGATAAAGATAACTTAGCACAGGAAGTTTACTTACATGAAATGATACATCTTAGTGTAGAGTTTGCTCTTCGTTATAATAAAGCACAGCTTGGAGGTGTGACTAATAAGTTAGCAGAACTATATAGCCAAGCTCAAGATCATATTACAATAGAAAAGCTGATAACTACTGTTGGAAATGTAGAAGAAGCTAAAGCGTTATATGACCAAATGTTCAAAGGTAAAAACTCATTATCAGAGTTTATAGCGTTAGGTATGACTAATAAGCATATAAAAGGGTTATTGAAAGAAATTAAAACAAAAAGTGTAAAACTTGCTAAAGATGCATCTCTATTTGATAAAATGTTTATGCTTGTTCGTAAATTGTTTTCTACTATAAAAGAAATATACACAGGTAAAAGTGATAGTATTAAAGGGGATAAAGCATTACAGCATTACGTGAGTGAGTTATGGGAGCATAACGCTAAAACAGTAAAAAAGGAAGGGTTATACAATAAGGTTAAAAACTCTATAGTAGATGCCAGGGATGCTTTAGATAAGACTATAATTCGTACTATCACTAAGTCTACAGGCCCGGTAGTTGAAGCTGTAGACAACTTTTTAGAGGAACATCAAAATAATGTTATTGTTAGGGGTGCAGGTGTTGTATGGTACTTAGGACGTTTAATAAATCCATTTCAATCAGAAAGGTTTAATGTTGCAGTTAAGAGGGTAATGTCAGAATACAGTGTTATGTTAGATAGGGCTTTTGGTGATTTTGGGCTAGGTTGGTTAACTGCTCCAGAAAACTCTGTTATGCAACTTATTAACTATATTAAAAAAGATGACGCACTTACAGTGAAACTAGAAAAACTAGCTTTAGCAGTGCAGAAAATAGATATGTTTCGACAAGAAACTATTAAGAGAGTAGGTAAAAAGGTAAAGAATTCTTTTAGTAAAAATATAGGTAGAAAAACTCAAATAGCTTTAACTAGAGTTTTAGTAGAAAATGATGTACAAAGTTTACTTACTACTTATAGTATAAATGACATAAAAGAAATGTTAAAAGATAGTACAAAGCTGACAGATGCTATACAAAAAGAATATAACATAATTGATAAACAAGTGCAAAGTACAAGTGTTAGAAACTATGTGAAGAGCCAAGCAAAAGGGTTAGGATATAAGTTAGCTACGGGTATAAGTGGTTCCTCAGTACAGCACAATGCTTATGATATAGTTACACTTAAAAATACAAGTATGCGTCTAGAAGGTGTGGATAAGATAGGATTTAAAGTTCTATTGCATTCAGTAGACAGATTAGCTACATTAGAAGGGCTTCTTAAGACTTCTCAAGAATTAAAGGATAAAGTAGCTGTGTTAGATAATGAAGGGTTAGAAGCTACCTTAGCTATACATTCTGTTTATGTTGCAAATGCTATAAAATACTCTAAAAGTTACAGTGTATATAACTATCCCGATAAAGGTGAAATAAAAGATACTAAAGATGAACAAATAGATATTCGTATCGGAGTCAATACCCCAGAAATGATTGAAATAATGAAAGTTAATGGGTATGAAAAGACAAACTACAAAACGCCTAAAGGGCTGTCAGTGTTTATTAACAAGAACTATAGTAGTAATGAGTTCACTAAACAGGCTATGGCTAAAATTAATGAGGGTAAAAAACTACATTTAATTAATTATACAGATGAGGATGCAAGAGACTTAGAAAGCCATATAATTGCTAAGACAGCTTCTAAAGACATACAAGAACAGATGAAGGCAATAACTTTACCTGTAATGGATGGGTTTAAAGCCGTTAGAGAAGTAGATGGCAGTATGGTATACGGCTACACTATGGATAAATTTGAGTATGCAGATATGACTTTACAAGACAATAAAGCTCCATTATTACTAGGTAAAATGATAGCTGAAGTTGAAGAGAAAGTACAATCTCATAAGATAAATAATAAGGTATATACTTTAGTATTAAAAGATATGGATGAAAATTATAAGCGTGGGGATAGTCTGTATGTAGAAGTTGGACCTGACGCTAAGAATAAAGGAAAGACAGCAACTAAATACTCTGAAGAACTTTGGAAAAATATGCCTAGTGGGTTACGTAAAAAAGTGTATGATCGTAAAAAAGGTCAGAGGTACATTGCGTTACGTAGAGATGTTGCGGATATGTATGTAGGTAGAAGAATGCCAAGTTTGTTTGGTGTACGAGTACCTATAGTAGGTAAAACTGTAGAGACTGTTATGAGCGCTAATGATAAGTTACGTGTTACTAAGAACTTGATTAAAGGTGCTACAAGATTGTGGGAAGAGTTAGTTAGTATGCAAAAAGTAGATATAGTTATCCGTACTCCTAAAGTTTTTATCAGTAACGTTATATCTAACTTTAACTGGGCTGTAGCTTTAGGACAAAATCCTCTTAGTTTAGTAAAAGATTATCTTTCTCTGCCTAAAGAGATAAATGATTATATTCATAAAAGAAAAGAGGCTGACAGTCTTTTGCTAGATGCACAAGTAGAAACTGATATAACTAAGAAAAGAGCGTTGAGACTTAAAGCTAATAATATAATGAAAGTGATAAGTAAGAATGCTATACATGATGTCTATGAAGCTGGGTTATTTACTTCTATACAACAAGATGTGGATGATTCTGATTTAGCTGCTAAAAAAAGAATAGAGAAATCCATTGAAAAAAATAAGTATTTTAAAGCTGTTAACGATAGCATACCTCAAATAGTTAAAGATGGAGTCAATACTTTATACGTTACTGAAGGTACTGGGGTGTTTAATGTGTTAGAAAAAGGTATGATGTATAGCGACTTTGTAGCTAGAGTATCTTTATATAAAATGCTTATTAATGCTGGTGTAGTACAAAATGTAGCATTAAAAGGTGTAGCAGAAGCGTTTGTTAACTATAATAGACTGCTACCTAGATGGATGGCTTGGGGGGAGAAATTAGGGCTTGAATGGTTTATGAGATATACACTAGGTGCTAATAAGAATCTTGTTACTGCTTTACGGGATAAACCCACTAATGTGTTATTATTAAGCACACTACTCGATTCTCCTAACCCTAGTGATGCTAGTATATTTGAGAAAGATTTTGGCTATGCTTTCAAAAGCCCATGGGATGTAGCATTCACCGGTACAGAACAAAACGTACTTCCACCATCTAGTTTAGAGTTGATGGGTTTAATTTAGCTAATAGCAGTCTAGCTTGACTACAATTGTGAGTAGTGGCTTCAGACTCTAATAGTTTAGTTATTTGGGCGTATTGTTTGCCACCTGCACCTTTGAGTGCTTCCAGCGATTTAAGCGTTTGTAGCAGCTGTGAGAGAGTCATTACTGACCCTTCAATTTGCAGGTTGAATAGTCTGCTTTGTACCACTTAGCTTGTGCTTCTGGTGTATGGTACTTTGTCCACTTGCCTGTAGTAGAATCTATCTCACCTGTACGAGATGAAATTTCTTTTACAGTTTCTTTCATAGTAAGGTCTACATCATAACCCGATTGAGCTATATGATTAGAAGATAGCACAATTAAATCGTCACAAGCATCTATGATTTCGTGTTCATTGTTAGCTAGTAATGCTAAACGTAACTCTTCTACCTCTTCTAGCATCATATCTATTATTGCAGGATTACCTGTTTCTTTGTTGATTTGTACTTGTGGTGTTGTTAAGCCACGTTCCTTACGCCAGTGTTTTAAACCGTCTTTCCATTTCATTGTTTAATTTCCTTTATTGATAATGTATCTACCCAAAAGTATCGATTAGGTGAATCCTCTGATACGATTGAATTGCGATATGCATGTGTGTAGGTAGGGTCATCGGCTAGTATCATAACATACTGTCCGTGATCCGCTACTACTGTACCAATCTGACCGGCATGCAAGCTTTTACCAAATGCCGTTACTTTTGTACTAGGCTTCCACTTCATGAGAATATCCATTTGTCGATATTCCAAAATATAAATGCACCAAACATACTAACTAATACCAGGTGAATGTATTCCTCATACCTGCCTTTACAACAATGGTACTTAACTAATATGAATAGTGGTACCATCATCACGAAGGCACTAACTATCCACCGTAGTAAGTATAGTGCAAAATCGATAGATAGGTAATCCATTAGAGAGACTCACCGTTTAGTTCTTTGACAATGAGTGCGGAATACCCGCTGATATCTGTCCAACTGTCAACGTAAGTTGGGTCACCATTAGCTATTCGTGCTAGTTTATGGAATACCATTTCTATAGCTTCGTTCATTGAGTTTGTAAACTTTTCTGGTTGGCCGTACTCACGTACATGGTTGTCGAAAGCTGCTTTGAGGTGCTGAGAAAGTTCTGCGTGGGTAGTAAACTCACCATAGTTAGTTCTACGCTCAGCTAGTGTGTCATCAATTGAATGAGCAATTGCATCTGCATTGTCATAATGAGGCATTGTTGTAGCTTCAGAATCTTCTGGTTCAGGCTCTTCATCTATATTATACCCTAGTTTTTCTGTAAGTTTGAAAAAAGCTAATTCATCCATTGCAGTGTTTAAGTATCTTTTTCTATCTTCTTTGGGCACGTTTTCCTTGAACCACTCTTCAGAGGGTAACTCAACATTTTTTGGTAACTCTGCGTAGATAGCGTAAACAGCTTCCATAAATTTCTTAAATTTCATATGTGTCCTTTTAATCTAAATCATACATATCAGAGGTATCTGATAGACCCTCTGTATATTGTTGTTTGGCTTCGTGGTCACTAGGAAGCAATTTAGCTTCTAGTGCTTTGATAGCAGCCTCTTTAACGTGTACCGGAGCATCAGATACTCGGTACTGTTCTATTTTTTTACGTATTTCTAACTCAGTCATCTTTAACCTTCATGTGTTAACCTTAAAGTTTCTTTAACCTTCACAAGCTAAGCAAGTTGGCGCTGGTACGTCTAGCTTGGATTTCTCGTTGAGTGTACGCACGTAGTAGAGTGACTTAATATGGTCATCTAAGAATGCTTTTAGGTGAAGTCTGGATATCTCTTTTTCTGGTGTTTCTTCTTTGAAGTACAGGTTAAGAGATTGACCTTGTCCACCTCGTGTAGCATCGATTGCTTTCTGCCTATGAGAAGCCATTAACAAAATGGCTTCTTGATTGAGTTCAAAAGCGGTACGAAATACTTCTTTCTCATCTGCTGTTAACCAATCTTCTGCGAATATAGAGCCTTGGTTTTCTGCTATACGGCGCATAGTTTGTTTATTGTATACACCTCGTTCTTTCATTAATGAGAGAAGAGTTGGGTTAATACGATAAACTATACCACCTGCTGTTTGTGCTTCGTACACGTTAGCGTAGACTGGTTCTATACCTTGGGATATACCTCCAAGTATCTCTGCGGTAGACATGGTAGGTGGAAGAGCTATACGATGTGAAAAGCGTTCACCATACGGCTTCATATACTCAGGACATCCACGATAATTAGCTAACAATTTAGAAGTTTTTAATGTTTCGTCGTCTAATCGTTTAAAAAATTGCTGATTAAACATAATAGACTGTAAAGAACCGAATGCCCACATTTGCTGCTGGTAATACGTAGATAGTCCAAGCACACCTAAACCAATAGCTCTAGTATTTTCTGTGAATTTGATAACTTTCTCGAACCCTTCTTCAGTTCTAGCCTTCTCTAACATGTCATCTATAACTGTATCTAGGAACACTGTAGCTATGTGTATTAATTGAGTGTCTTTCCACTCTTCATACTTAGCTACGTTTACTGATGATAACACACAAGTGAATGAGTGCTTCTCATCGTTGAATAGAGATATCTCTGAACATAGGTTTGAATGTTTGACGAAATAACCCCTATCTACATACATTTGTGGACGTACTGCATTTACCTTATCTAAGAAGTGTAGATAACCTTTACCTTTAACTAGTTTCGTTTTAAGCATTTTAGTCCATCTACGATCGGCTTCGATCGGATCCTTGAAGAATAGTGCTTTGTAATTGTCTGTTAAATTCCATCCTACATTCCATCCCTGATCTTCAGCTAGTACTTGATCAGCTAGCTCGTCAAAATCGGGGTGTAAAATGTCTAAATATAAACCACAACTACCTCTACGAGATGAGCCTTGTGATATCTCCTTCATGTCATCAACTATGCCGCTTGCTGGTTGCATGACACCGTTTGCTGTACCTCCCTTGGAGATCGGTGCCCCACGATGTCGGATTGCATCGAGGCCTGCTGATGTACCGTATCCACGTTGAGTCAGTTGTGCTATCTCTGTACGAGCTAGATAAAAACCACGAATAGTATCAGGTATGTATGTTCCAGAACATGATACTGGATGTCCTCTATCAGTCCCCATATTAGTTAGTACAGGGGTAGAAGGGGATAGCCAGCCTTTCCACATAACGTCGAAGAAAGCATCAAACCACGAACTGTACCCTATTGGTGTAGGTACTTGGTTATCTAGCAGTTCATCAGCACGACTAGCTATACGATTGTACATATCTACAGGTGTCTCACCATCCATTAAATAGTTACGCTCTACTAGCATCTGGTAGCCTGCAGTAGTCAACCAACTAGGGGCCTTTCCTGCTGACTGTAGCTGTTTTCTCTCAAATGAGTATTCTTCATACTTATTCATCAGATTGCTCCTTTATAAAAGGTAATGCGCTAAGTTTTGTCATACTCCAGTTACGATTGTACTGGTGTGTACCTGACACAAAGAAGTCATGAATGGATATAGCGTTTACTCCCTGAAAAAACCAATCACTAATAGATGATTGTGGTGTATCTGGTAGATATTCAGGCAAGTTCATCTCTTCACATACAAAATTTACACGTTCACGGATAAACTGTTTAAGGTCTACACGACTAATGCCATTTATCTTCATCTCATTATTGATAAATAAATAGTCAATTACTGCGTCTTCACGGGTTAGTATTTCGTTTATTATGTTTGACACAGGAAGATCGTTAGTGTTTATATTGTTTTCCTTAACGTATTCATTAAACAGATATGAAGCTAATACTCCATGTATAGATTCCAAATATGTTCCATATAGTTCGTTACTTCTATATGCGGGCGTACTGCCCAGCTGTATGTTTCCATACAAGTTCAGACTATATCTTATACCGTAATTAACGGTACCCTTCTGTTTCGAGCCACTTGGCCCTACTCTACTCGCTTCCATTCTAAGAATGTGCTTTCGATAGTCGTTGCAGATTTTCCGCATTTAAGTTAAAAAGGTGTACTTTGCTTTTCCGTATTGTTAGACACATTAAGCAGTTTAATGATTGTATCATTTTTATCCTTTTGTTATATATAGACGAATAATATCATCATACTTAAATGCTTCTTTCCTACAGGATTGTCTTCAGCTTTACCTGGTAAGAGTTTCCCTGTTTAAGAAGGTTATTATTTAAAGTGCGTTTCATAAACATTACTGTTTATGCGGACAAACGTCTATCCTGCACTACAAAATTAACACCTGTGATTGTGTTAGGTATGAGACTATTTCCGTTTGCACGGAATGACTTAAGCATGGCAAAATTACTGAACAGAACTACTTGCTCTATAATAGATACTGTAAATAGCACTAGTGAGCGTTCCTTTGGAGTAGTTGCTTGTTCTGCTGTCTGCATAATGTGTTTGAGCACACCTAGTTTGCTGTTTAGTTCCGCTACTACTTGCTGGTTGTGTGCTATGGTCTCCGGGTCGATGTTTAGTTCATCTGACATTTTCTGATAGAAAAATGCGTGGACTGATTTCTCCATTGCTTCTATTTGGGTACACGCACCTTCTATTTCTGAATGCGGGAACCATGAAGCTATGATGCCCCAGATATCCCCAACTACTTGTTCAGTTTCAACGAACAACTGTAGAGTGGTAGAAACTAGTGCAAATTGCTCAGAGGACATGTTGTGGCGGTAGTCGTGTATGTCTCCTTCAACGTCTATCTCTTGTGCAAACCATGCTTTGTTTTGCTGCTCCTCCATAATCTCTTTGGCGGTAAGATATAAATATTTACCGAATAGAGGGTTTGCAGTTTCCATCTGACAAGCCATATTTAACCTCCAAATACGAAGTTAAACCATACAGCTGCAAAAGAGAAATACATAAATGCTTTGAAACCTACTGTGCATGGTACTTCTTCACTTAGTTTGTTTTTTATGTATTGAAAAGTAGCCATATTAAGCCTTGTCAGCTGCTAATAATGAAGCACGTAAGAATTTACCGTCTTTGCCTATTTGGTTGCTAAGTTTACGAATACGGAGGCTCTTTGACTTCATCGGTTTAGTTACGTAACTGTCGATTTCTTCTATAGCTGCTAATAGTAGTGCTTTGTATTCTTCTAATTCTGTGTTAATGCTCATTTATTTTCCTTTAGATTGTTGTTTAATTGATTTAAGTTGTACATCAGTCTGCATCTGAGCTTGTACTAGCTGTGCTTTTACATATAGTACTGATAAAGCTGTCTCTATCTCATCAGTGTCGATGGCTTTATTGTATACCTCGTTTAGTTGTTTTTCTAGCTTTTCTATCATTTGTTTTCCTTTTTGATTTTAACTACGGGTGTGTTGTTTATCTGTTTGAGCTCTTTAGCAAGTTCTTGTACAGACAGGTCTGAGTTATCTAGTGAGGTATATACACGTGCAGTTTGTAAACCTTGTGCAGCTATGATAGCTAATGCTTTATTTAGTGTTACATCAGAGCTAACATTACCTAATGCGTCTTTATCTGCACTGTCTAATAGGATAGAGTACAGTTTAAGTGTGCCTTTAAGGTGTTTCTTGACTTGTTTTTCTAACTTACTGCATTGATTGCGTAAGTCTGTTAATTCTTTATTTTCCATTACTTTCCTTTGATTTGATGTATAGTACCGTTCTATTTGCCCACTATACTGTTTATTTATTTTTTAGGCATGGGGAGTTACATCTCTCCTCGTTACGTGCCAACCGGATGCTCTTTAACGTCCCATGAGCAGGACTCAGTATGTTCTAACCTCCGTACTGTTGGACGTGGGATACAAAGTTTAACGTCTCTGTGTATGCTAGACGGTAAACTTAAACCTTACTTAGCTTGAAAACGTCGCTTTGTGAATGAGGGTTTCTTTGCTGATGTGCTTCCGCCTACTGTACCTTTTGGACGTTTGTCTTTAATCCATTGGTCTACTGTTTCTTTAGTAAGATCGTCTTTGTAGATAACACCTTTATTCTCCGATGTTTCAAGGTACTCAAGGTCTTTAGCGTATTGTGCTCCAGTTTCTGCTTCGTTAACTATTTCCTCTGCTGATGCACCATCGTTTGCACGGTAGAAATTACGTATGATTTTCTTCTCTTGGATTGAACCATTGTACACCGAATACTCTACAGCTACCCACACTTTAATATCAAAATCAGTTAGGTTAGGGATTACTGCTACATCTTTGTCTGCACCTTCTTTACCGATTGGTAGAGTAGCTTCCTCTGGATCTGCTGCTTCATCTTCATCTAGTATAACTAATAGTTTATTGAATACACTTGCACCAATCTTGTTCTCTGAACCATCGTTGTTGAGTACTCTAAGCCCACCGTACAATGGTTGAGGTTGCTCATCCTTTTCGATAAAAAAATCAACTGCTAATGAACCACCTTTACCTTCATTTACAAACGCTGCTATTACGTTAACATCATAAATGCCTGGTTTGTTGATGTACTTAGAGTTTCCTCCGTTAGATTCTTTAACGCTTTCTGCGTCTTTTCTTGTTTTAAAAAAACTCATGTTTTGTTTCCTTTTATGTCTGTTTATTACGTTCTGGTAGGTAACATCCCGTAGGGTTGAAAGTATACACGGAGTAGACTTAAACTAAGCTTGCGCTTTTGCTACGAATAAAAGCTTTTGTAAATCAATATTACTTTTTTTGACTGTAATTGTCATTAAAGTTATTATAGGGGTATAAAAGTCATAGACACAAGGTACGTATGCTTCAGGCATATTAGGTACTTTATACCCATTTATTTTTAGTATCTTAACAACAGTTTTTGTAGACGCGTTGTTAGAAACATTATATGTAATTACAGCGTGTACTCTGTACTTACCTAGTATAAAATGCTGTATTGCACTATCAGATTTACCTATATGGCCCATTCTTCTGCTTCAACTTGTGTTGCAGTTAAAGTAGCTAAATGGGTTTTAAGGTTAAAATACTCTTCACCCTCTTTCAGCTTTCTTGATTTTTCTGGGTGTACAAAGTTTTCTACGTAGTACTTATCCGGTATATCTGTAAGCATTGTACGAGCTTGTTTATCAGTACCTCTAGTAATTACTACTCTATTAGCTCCTTCTAGGGCTAACAGAATACTTTCATTTGTTGTGCTATAGAAACCGCCTTTATCCAAGAACTTTCCTGAACCAAATGAAACGTAAGAATTAATAAATTTACCATCTTCTTTTTCTTTAATTACGTGGTTGATTAGTATAACGTTTATGCCTTGTAGTTCTAAACCTTCATGGATAAATTGAGTTAATTTAGCCATTTCTTTAGTTACTTCTGCACCTTGGCTTCCGTATACATTAGGTTTCTGTGAAGCTACATCAATAACATCCATAAATATTTGAGATACTGAATCAATTACAACATTCTCTGGAGGTTTGCCAAATTTCTCTACATATGCGTCTAGTTTATCTAGTACTCCTGGAATGTATATATCATTACCATTTTCATCTTTTTCTGTTGCACCATTAATAAAAGTATCCATATCATAATACGTGTCTACTAACATATGTGGAATCGGTAGTGAGAAGTTTTTAGCGTCCCTGGAAATAACAAATGTTTCTTTACCAAATGGTCTTAACAACTCAGTCTTACCTGCTCCAGCAACACCGTTGATTAGTAGTTTAATTCCTTTTTTACTCATCAGCTTTCCTTTTCTTTTTTATTTTTATGTTTCCTCTTTGGGGAGGGTTGACTATCTTCAATCCCGTAGCTGGGGTAGAGGTGACAGGCTTGATCTGTTCTCTAATCATTTGTTTTAATATTTGTTCTCTGTCTTTCTCAATTAGATATGCCCATACTGAGTTCCAGAGTCGTTTTAACCATTTCATTGGCAACCTTTATACTTACAACTCGCTAGCTAGATGTGTTTAGTTGAGTAGGAGGTTCTGGCTAGCTAGATATAAGTATGTGTATACACATAGTACACTCACCGATTACTGTTCGGGTTTAAAGGTTAGTGAGCCTACTGTGTTTAACTATGTGTGGTACTGTACAGTATACGTGTTCTGTGCCTACTAGAACTCCAGTGGGTACCGGATGTTTTAAGGCGAGGTGTATTAGATTAGTAGTCTACGGACTGGTTACCGTTGCCTTCATAACAGCTATTGACTAATAGCGCAGTTAGTTTATACTCGTTGCGGAGTTGAATAGATCTACTAGAACTTACTCCTCTATGTAAGTATCTGGAAAGTGCCAAATTAGGTTACGTAGTTCTGGATGCTGTTCTGTAGCTAGTAGTTTCTCTTTTGCGAGTGAGATCATATCACCAATCCACTTAAGGTCTTCTGAAGTGATTAGCTCTGTCAGTACGGTTACTTCAGGCGGTGTGTATTTACCGATTGGTTTACCTGTCTTTTCTGATATGCGACGTGTGTCAATAGGTCTGTTAATATAAACTAGGCGTATACGGTCCATAGTGCGGTTGTGTTGCTTTAGTACCCATGCATAAACTAATAGTTGTTGCTTGTAGTATGGAGGTATGCTAGTCGGTTTAGTAGTTGAGTTGTATGTCTTGTAATCAACTATCATACCTGAAGTAGAACCATTAGGTTTTACTGGGTTGTTATTATGGTTGTATGTGGTCCACTGCTCACCTTGTATAGCGTCAATTGAGCCACCTACGTATATACCATCGCCTAAGTCGTGTGTGACGAATTCCTCTACTGAAGTATACTGGTTAATGTTTGGTAATACGTACGAGTTGACTAGTTCCATAGCCATTGGTTTCCAGTTGTCAGCTACAATAGATTTGTCTACATCAATGTTACCTGATTGGTCTTCTATGTATTGGTTTATTTCGTTGATATCTGGTTCGCTGCCTTGTGCTTTCATGGCAGCTACTGCGTGACAAATTGTTCCAATTGTGGTGGCCGTGCTTTGTGAAAATAAGTCTAATCCTAATATTTGTTGCTTATACCATTGCCACGGTCTAGATACAAAGGTACTAAATGAACTAGCCCCTATCCTAAAAGCGTTTTCTGGTAATTCATTTTTTCCGTCATAATATGTTAAATAATCTTTAGTTGTTAGTGTGTTGGCCATTGGAGCCTCCTATATCGTCTTCTGTATGGTACCTACTGAGTAGTGTAAATAACTCAAGGTTTAGGTCGTCTTCGTAAATTGTGTTTATAATTTTATTACTAAACTCACCCTCATAACCCTCGTTAGATATATTTAGTCTATTCCACAGTGAATTTATCTCATCCTGCGATTCGAATGTTATTTCTACTGTAACTGGTGTAAATTTAGTCGGTTGTGTGATTGGTTTTACTTTCATAACATCTCCTCCACAGCTAGTACAGTGGATAGCCTAAAATAACTATGTCTACCATCTTCGTATGTGACAGCTAAGTACTGTTTTTCGAATTGGTAGAACTTTACATTTTTACGTGTGTAAGTCTCTACTTCTTTACTTTGTTTAATTGTTATTTCTATTGTTTTCATTGTCGTTCCTTTAACGTATGTCTGACTGGTAGTAGCCAAATAGCTTGTAACTCGGTCCTACCATCTTATGTTGTTCGCATATATAGCATGTGTTGTTGTGCATAGTTAACACACTGTCGTATGGTGGGTTTTTACTATACTTGTTTGCACAATCCGTACATACCCAAAAATTGCCTCTATTTATACATTCTAGTGCTCTTTTTTCTTCACCTGAACTGCTAAAAGTTTCCATTGTAATTTTCCTTTTTAGTCTTCAAAATACTGCTCTAATTCGTAATAGTCGTCGCTGATTTGCTCTACCCTATCACTGCTATCTGGCATAAAGTATTCGTCTATCAGTTGCTGTAGTTTGTCTGTATCTGCTGTGTCTATGTTTTTTGCTAGTGGCTCTGGTACTTTCCATTCAAAGTACTGTACGTTTTTAATGTGTAGTGTCATTGTTACATTCCTTCAATTTGTGTATATGTTGAAAGATCTACTTCCCATGGTGTTCCCCATTCCTCAATAGCACTATCCTCTCCTACAGCTATCATACCTATGTGCCCAGCTACAGCCTCGTTGTTTACGAAGTTAGTTATGTGTTGGACCTCTGGGTAGCTTTCATATAATTTCCAATCGTTTAGTACTAAGTATAAATAATGGTCATCTGTGTCGAACTCCTCTGTTTGTTGGAGGTCCTCGTTAAACTTTTCTTTATACGTTTGTAAGAATTGCTTGAATTCAAACGCTTTCTCTGCTTTACATTTTATGTATACATCACTACGGTATCCCATTACATTTCCTTTAGTATTTGTTCTATTTGTTCGAGTGAGGCGTTGTTTGGTAGTTCGTGTAAGTCTGCCCAGCTGGTGCCTATTTCTATAGCTGCATTATTTGGTACTTTAACCTCTTCTAAAAAGTCTTTTTTCATTATAGAAGGTAAAGTATCATTTAACCATTTAATAGCTTCAGGAGTGGCTTCTATTTGACCATAAAGGGCATCATAAATTGTTGCATTTGTGTATATACTATAAGGTACTTCCTTAAGCCTATAGTTAAATTCATTCATAGCTATTAGTGTTAAAATAGACCAGAATTGAGATACAGAATTCCATATAGTTCTGGCATTTGTATCTATATCATCAGAGTATAAACGAGCGCCTAAACCCATATGTACATACCCATTTTTCTTTGCTTGAGGTAATATAATCTCTTCACGCAGCTTAGTTATACCAGGGTATAGTTTATTGTGATAATTATTAAATATTTCTGTAGCTTGTTCTATAGGACATTTAATAGAGTCACTTATTTTAGGAGGATACGCGCCGTAAGAAATTCCAAACGTAACCCTTTTACCATTCTGACGAATAGCTTTTAAGGCTTTATCTCCTTCTTCTACTCTATGCTTAAACTCTAGGGTATCGGTAATTAGATCTCCTGTTAAAGGCATATATTTGGCTATCTCTTCGGAAAAATATCCTAATGCATTATAGCAATGAGAATCTAAATTTTTAAGAAAGATATTACATTTGCCTTCATCTTGGGTAAGATTGGCTAGTATCCTATCTTCTAGCTGGTCATAATCTATAGTCCATATTAGGTATCCTGGTTTATGCACTATACATTTTTTTAAAGGTTTGGCATATATAGATCCAGAACTAGGGAGTTGAAGAAAGTTAGGATTTTGTCCAGTTGGTCTGAAGGTTTTGGTGCCCCATAACTTTACTCCTCCATGTAATATTCCATCAATAGTATAACGAGAAAAAGATTCTAGGAAGTTGTTTTTAATAATAGCACTATAACTATAATCTACAAATGATTGTAGTATTTCCTTTATGTTATTGTCTTCTGCTAATCTAAGTTGTTCTTCTACTTGCTCTCTTCCCCATGAAGCTTCTCCAGTCTCTTTGGATAATTTAGTAGGAGCAACACCTAGCCATGCAAAGAATTCTGCTTTTTGCTTAGAACTCCCTGGATTGAATGGAGGAGCTAAATCTTCTTTTGTAGCAGTTTCTAACTTAACTAGTTTTGATTTATTATATATATTTAATTTTTCTTTTGCTAGTTTTTCCATAGCTACTTGTATTATTGGATGATTTGGATCTATAGATTTATCTATGATACTATCAAATATAGCTATATGATTTATTTTATTATACTTCTTTAAGTCGTTTACTGTCCATTTAGTACGGGTATCTGACTGTAAACCTTCCATTAATAGTACTTCGTTAACTAAGTATGTACGATGGATGACATCGTTTGCTTTGTATGGTTTAAGATAGTAATCTAATGTGCGAAATTTAGAACGTTGTTCCTTTTCTAGGGCCTTGTAATTTTTCTTATACTGTAAAGCCTGAAATTCTTGCATTAAAGGATTATTATCTAGTGTGATTTTTACATTAGATAATACATTAACTATAGTTTTATCTAATTCTATTATATTTTGTTCATCCATTACTAACCCATTATACATAAGGTTTATCATATCAGGTATAAGCGGTTTAACAAAATGCTTATAAAAGTATAGTGCCTCCTCTTCTGAAGGGTCAAAGTCTTTAGGAGCGGGTAAAGTACCTAGTAGCATCCAGGGACGGGTATTAGAAGTAACACCATCGTAATCAGATTCGTTACAGATTAGTTCATAAGCTAATAATAATGCGCTTGTATCAGTAGCACAGTACTGTAAGAAAGTTTTATCTTTATAGTTTTCATTAGTATAGTCTTCCATAAGACTCCATTTAGGGTCATAATAAGAGCCTACAAATTCTTTTAAACCTGTACGGCACTTCCAGCTATCTACATCGTTTATAAGGGTTCTAAGCATAAGCATAGGGTCTTCTAAGTCTATAGGTAGTTTTTGTATACGTTCATACATTATTTTCATATCAAATAAACTATTCCATACCAGAGTTTTGCCTGTATAGTTAGCTAACCAATTCCATATACGTATTTCTTCTTGAGGGGAATTAGGTATAAGAATATAACTATTGGATTGTTCGTAAGAAAATATGAAATGAGTTACTTTGGTAATTTTAGGGTAACTAAGACCTGAACTACCGGCTATAAGTTTGAGTTCATTGATAAGGTCTCTATTCATATTAATAGTATCTTTTAATAGTTCTTTAGCTTCTTTAATTTCTTTATTACTGTAGATGCTTCTAACTTCTGTATCAAAAGCAAGTATAGGTTTATCAGACAATTTACGCAGTACCTGCCCTATGGTATAGCTAGTTGATGCTACTTCATAGTTGACATGAATTATACCCATAGTTACTCCTTTTTATTGGAATGTAATTTGTTATATTCTAATGTACCTAATGCAGTTATATACGCCTCTTTAGCTCGCTCTAGTTGAGTTGCTCTAACTGATATATCCATAAACGAACAGCTATTGTACAGTTTGCCTCCTGGTGTTACTTCTTTGTAACGTTGTGCTGCTAATTTAAAATCATCATATTCTTTCATTA